GAATTGTATATAGCAGGTACTCTTAGCAGACCTTATGTTTATGAAAAGGCAATGGAAGTATTTTTAGCAGGTGAACATCCAGTGAAGAACGGCAAGGATGCCAACTGGGAAGGATTGAATATATTGGAAACATACTATTATCTACAGAATAATAAGGAGTTTCCTCGTCTGATAGGGAATTTTCAGAATTTCCTGTTGGATAGTGGTGCATTTACCTTTATGTCGGGAGCAAGCAAGGTGGATTTCGATAAGTATGTAGAAGGTTATGCCGCATTTATAAAAAAATGGAACGTGCAGAATTTCTTTGAGCTTGATATTGATTCTGTGGTAGGTATCAAGGAGGTTGAGCGACTTAGGGAAAAGTTGGAAAAACTTAGTGGGCGTAAGCCAATACCAGTATGGCATAAATCTAGAGGGAAGGAATATTTTGAATATATGTGCAAGAATTATCCTTATGTCGCTATTGGTGGTATCGTTACCAAGGAGATTCCCATTAAAAAGTATGAGAAATTATTTCCTTGGTTCGTTAAGACGGCGCATAAATACGGTTGCAAGATTCATGCTCTCGGATATACGAATATAAAGGGATTGCACACCTATCATTTCGATTCCGTGGATAGCACGGCTTGGCTCTACGGCAATATGAGCGGTTCTGTCTATAAGTTCAATATAAGAAATGGAACTATGGATAAGAATAAAGCTCCGCAAGGAAAGAAGCTCAAAAGCAAATTGGTGGCGATGCATAATTTCAACGAGTGGGTACGCTTTATAAAGTACGCTCGTGTTCGCTTATGAAAGTATATCTGAGTGGCATATCGGGAGTAAAACATTACCTTCTGAATGGGGAGTTAAACTCAAAAGAAATTTTTGCGTTGGAATCTTTTTATTCAATCAAAGATTGGCAAAAGCCATTGATACCAAAATTTGCCTCTTTTCTCTTGGATAGTGGCGCATTTACATTTATGAGCAACGCCAAGAAACATGGAAATATTGATTGGTTGAGCTATGTTGATAGATACTGCGATTTTATCGTTGAGAATGATGTAAAATTTTTCTTTGAGTTGGATATTGACAAAATAAGAGGCTTGAAGTACGTGGAAATGCTAAGACAAAGAATTGAGGACAGAACTCACAGAAAGCCAATACCAGTATGGCATATCGGTAGAGGCAAAGATTACTGGATTTCCATGATAAAAGAATATCCTTACGTTGCCATTGGTGGAATTGCGGCAAAAGAAATGGCGGTATCTAAATTTGAAGCTCTATTTCCATATATGCTCTCCATTGCACATAAGAATAGATGTAAAGTGCATGGGCTTGGATATACAAGGGTTGATAACCTTGATAGATTAAGGTTTGATTCTATTGATTCCACTACATGGACTGTGGGGGGGGCGATTTGGGGAAGCTTCTAAATTCGAGAATGGAAAAATGGTAAGACTTTCTTTTAGAGAGAAAGGAACTAAATATAAAATGGTGAGAGATAAAGAAGCTCTTACTTTACATAATTTCAAAGAATGGTTAAAATTCCAGCATTACGCTGATAAATATTTGTAATATGAAAGATTCATTGATTATTGTATCAGGAGGCATGGACTCAGTAACTCTCCTGTATGAGAAGAAGGACAATATTGCGCTTGCTATCTCCTTTGACTATGGTAGCAACCATAATAAGAAAGAGATTCCTTTCGCAAAGTTACATTGTGAGAGATTGGGCATCAAGCATATTGTTATCTCTCTCGGTTTTATTCACGAATACTTTAAATCCTCTCTTCTTGAAGGTGCTGATGCCATCCCAGAAGGCAACTATGACGATGAGAATATGAAATCTACTGTCGTTCCTTTCCGCAACGGCATCATGCTCTCTATCGCTTGTGGAATCGCTGAAAGCAACGGATTGAAGAAGGTTCTTATCGCCAACCACTTTGGCGACCACGCCATCTACCCCGACTGTCGCAAAAGCTTCATTGATGCTATGTCCGAGGCTATGAAGAATGGCACTTACGCGGGTATTACTATTGACGCTCCTTATACCAATATTACCAAGACCGACGTAGCTCGCCACGGCAAAGAACTTGGTATCAACTACGCTGAGACTTGGAGTTGCTACAAAGGTGGTGAGAAACATTGTGGCAAGTGTGGCACTTGCATGGAGCGCAAGGAGGCTCTTCGTGATGCAGGCATCAATGACCCAACCGAGTACGAAGAGTAAGAGATATGGCTAAAGCATCTGGTGGAACTCGCAATTATTCAAGCAATCCCAAGACTATGGCTAAGAGACAAGCGGAATACCATTCCCTTGTCTCTAAAGGCGATTACAAGGATAGCTACTTTGATAAGAGTGGCGGCTATTATGTGGTTCATAAAGACCATAATGAAGTTGCCGACCCTAAGACAAATAAAGAAATGTATGCCGCCGAAGTCCTCGCAAAGAAAGGCTATCGTATCTATCTGATGGGCGAGAAGTCGTATATCACAGGGGCTAAGAAAACAGATGGCTTCAAGGAGCATTCCGTTATGGATATGAAAACCATAAATTCGGCAGGGAAATACAAGATAGAGAATAGCTTGAAAGGTGCTGCAAAGCAAGGTGCGGAGGTTGCCATCCTTATTCAGAACACCAAAGCTATGACCAAGGAGTACGTGCAAAGTCAAATATCCATGTACTTGCAACACGCAAAAGGTGATGAGCGAGGAAAACTAAAAGAAGCTATCGTAGTTGGTTTGTCTGGGAATATCCATCGACATAAGTTATAAAAAAGAGCGAAGCAGGTACACCTCTTCGCCACCGAAAGGCAAACATGAAATCGAGTAGCCAGTGTACTGACCCACCCGATTTGTCTTTCTCGTTCGCAAAATTAAAAATAAAGATTGAAATAACAAAATAAAAGAAAAGAAAAATATGTATTACGTATCAAAAAAGATGGAGATTGCCGCTTGCCATAAGCTCAATCTCTCCTATGAAAGCAAGTGCGCAAACCTTCATGGGCACAACTGGGTTATCACCGTTTATTGCAAGACAAAGGAGCTGAATGCTGACGGCATGGTGATGGATTTCAAGCATATCAAGCAGAAGGTTCACGGCTACCTCGACCACGGCAACCTTAATCAGCTTCTGCCTTTCAATCCAACGGCTGAGAACATCGCTAAATGGATTGTCTCTCAGTTCTCTGAGTGCTACAAGGCAAAGGTACAGGAGAGTGAGGGCAATATCGCCGTTTATTGCGATGATTCCAAGATTGACGGAAAGGAGGCTCTCTAATGGCTAAGTACAAGGTAAATGAAATCTTCTACTCTCTTCAAGGTGAGGGAAGATGGGCTGGTCGCCCTGCTATCTTTGTCCGCTTCTCGGGCTGCAATCTCAAATGTCCTTTCTGTGATACCGATTTCAAGGACTTTAAGGAAATGGGCGAAATCGACATTTTGGAAATGATTCAGAAAGTCGGCGGTGATTGCAAGTTTGTTGTGTTTACAGGAGGAGAGCCTACCTTACAAGTGGACGAAGAACTTACTACCCTACTCCATAGGTGGGGCTACTATCTCTCTATTGAGACCAACGGAACGCACAATATTCCTGGTGGCATCGACTGGGTAACTTGCTCGCCTAAGTGTCTTTTCGTTAAGAATGCAGAACCACAAATCAAGGTCGCTTCCGAGGTGAAGGTGGTCTTTGATGATAAGCACAAGATTACTGATTGCGGCATTGATGCTGAATACTATTATGTTCAACCTTGCGATGTAGGCGATAAGGAAAAGAATGCCGACATTGTAAAGAAAACGGTCTCATTCGTGGAGTCTCACCCTAAGTGGTCTCTGTCGTTACAGCAACAAAAGATTATCAATGTTAGATAGATTGCTTATGGGCAAGAAAAATAAAATAGATGCAAAGTACCGACCTCTATATTTTCGATGTGGGGGGGTACTTTGTTGGGATAGCTCAGCACCTCGCAGCGATGATGAAAATGCAACCACAGATTGGTATCATTGCCTAAAATGTGGCACTTCTTACGAAATCACTGAGCCAAGCGAGGAAGAAAAGGAAGATTATAAAGAGTTTTGGAAATAATTTATAACAGAAATGGAAAAGATTACAAAAGAACAAGCGGAAAGCCATATCAAAGACCTCTTGCGCTACATTGGTGAAGACCCAGAGCGTGAGGGTTTGAAGGGCACGCCTGAGCGTATCACTCGTATGTGGAAGGAGATATTCAGAGGCTATGACCTATCACAGAAGCCAAAGATTACGACCTTCGATAACGGAAAAGATGGCATCATCTACGATAACATGGTTATCGACCAAGGCGACTTTCATTCTAACTGTGAGCATCATTGTGTTTGGTTCTGGGGTAAGTATTGGTTCGCTTATATACCTAACCCAAAGGGTAAGATACTTGGCATTTCCAAGATTGGGCGTATCGTGGATTACTGCTCTGCTCGTTTACAGATACAGGAGAGGTTGGTACATGACATTGTAGAAATGCTTAAAGAGGCACTGGGGGATGAATATCCACCTCTCGGTATTGCTCTCGTTATGAAAGGGCATCACTCTTGCAAGGAGTTTCGAGGAGCAAAGAAGAAAGGTATTATGACCTCTTCTTACCTTGAAGGTGCTTTTAAGGACGATGCGTTGCTGAGAGCAGAGTTTATGAATCTCGTAAACGGAGATAGGTATGAAGGTTAAGTCTGTAAAAACAAATATCTTGGAGGAGGTAGGTTTCCTGCTTCCTTCCAAGAAGCTTCTCACCGCCAAGGAAAAGGTTGACATCATGGAGCAATTCTTGATGATGCCGATGAGCAAGATTATTAGTTTGCAACAGGATGGAAAGAAGCCGTCTTTCGTTCAGCAGATTGCAAGATTGCTCTATAACAACAACCTCGGAGAGTATTTTGATGTACTCAAAATGTGCCGAGAAATGGCGAGGGAAGAAAAAGAAAATAGCAACAGCTTTATAAAATAAGCTATTGTTGGGAATAAATTAGGAATAAAAGTCAATAATATGCCATTATCAAGAGATGAAAACAAGCGTAACAAACAGCTTGCAAACCTTGAAAAAGGAAAGTTCAAGAAAGGTGGTGTCGGCAACCCAAAGGGCAGACCACCAAAACCAAAGACGATGTCGCTGTTCATCGAGGAGATGAAGGAGAAGGGCTACGAAGTGCCTTCCTCTCAGATAATTGCTGAGTCGTTTCTGTATATTGCAGCACTGCCAGAGGACGAATTGAAAGCGGTGTTGGCTGACAAATCACGCCCGATGATGCAACGTATCATCGCCAAGGGAATACTTGACAAGAAGGGTATTGACGTGCTCGAAAGGGTCATTGATAGAGCCTACGGAAAGATACAGCGTATCGACCTTACAAGCAAGGGTGAGCAAATCAAGCAAGACCCATTGCAAGTGCATGTGGTTACTAATAGTGAAGAATATAACAAGGTTCTCGCCGAGATTCAGAAGGAGAAGGAGAAGAAGGACGCAGAGCCTGATAAAACTGGGGAGGGATAACAAGGATTTATTTATATGCCGCACGTATTTTTAGCGAAGAACTACATGAGGGTGAAAGCAGCCAAGGAAGCTGGGTTTACAACTTGCTCGTTGCAAGGCTCATCACGATGCTTTGCAAAAGGCACTCTTGTGCGTATGTTTGATGGGACATTGAAACCAATAGAACAAATCCGTATTGGTGACAAGGTGATGAATAAAGATGGAAATGGCTATAATTCCGTTATTGAAACACATAATGGAATAGATAACCTGTACACCATTCATCAGGCAAGAGGAATTGATTATACAGTCAATTCTCGACATATTCTTTCACTGAAGCAAACAAGGGCAAAACAACACAAGATGGCTATTCCTGGTTATAAAAGTGCAGAAAAGCGCAAATTAGAAATGCTCCCTTTTGATAGGAATATCATACACGATTTTGACGTATCGTGGTATAAAGAGCAGAGCAAGAATTTTAAAAAACGATATTCGTGTTTTAAGAATACAGATATAGAGTTGCAAGAAAAGGAACTCCTTATTGACCCTTATTATTTAGGCGTATGGTTAGGTGATGGATGTGCAATCCGCTGGTACGACATCACAAATACGGATAAAGAGATAATTGATTATCTTTACTCATTTGCTGAGCAACTTGGTAGTGAGGCGTATCGTGTAGATGAAGTTACCCACAGAATAAAGGTTACAACTAAAGCACATACACAGATAAGACCAAGTATAGAAATTGAAAAATATTGCAATGCTTTCAAAAAACTTGGACTGATTGGAAATAAGCACATCCCAAAAGAGTATATTTATAATTCAAAGGAAAATCGGTTTAAATTATTGGCTGGTTTAATTGATACAGATGGAACGAGAAATAAAAGAGATACATTTACTATTACTCAGAAAAAAGAGTGTATTATAAAGGCTATTGAAGAGTTGTGTCATATTACAGGCTTCTATACAAATGGTTATCGCAAAGAAATAGCGACCATGAAGCGAGCTGACGGCTCTGTCTATAAATGCGAGGTATATTCTATTGAAATAAATCACAATGACTTCAAGGAGCTTTCAAAATATATGAAAGTTGAGCGAAAGAAGATATACAAAAATTGTGATAGAGACTATTATGTTTCTTCTATTGAAGTAGAAAGTGCAGGCATCGGGGAGTATTTCGGTTTCACCCTTGACAACTCTCCATATTTTTTGCTTAAAGATGGAACTGTGGTTCACAACTCAGCCAAGACTTACAGCGTTGTTCAGTTTCTTTGTATGCTATGCTTCAATAATGCTGGAACGACTGTTTCCATCATACGTGCTGGTATGCCTTCTATCAAACGTACAGTCTATCGTGATTTCAAGGATGTTATGCTTTCCTTTGGTTGGTGGAACGACAAGAGCATGAACAAATCGGAGTTCGTGTACACATTCCCTAACGGTTCATGGATTGAGTTCTTTTCCACAGACAACGAGCAAAAGGTGCGTGGTTCTAAGCGTAAGATACTCTTCGTGAATGAAGCAAATGAGCTGTCTTTCATTGAGTGGCAGCAGTTGCAGATGCGTACCACGGAGTTTTCAATCCTTGACTACAACCCTTCCTTCTCGGAAGACCACTGGATAAACCAAGTGAACGAGGAAAAGAGCACATATTGGTTCATTTCAACATACAAGGATAACCCATTCCTCGAACCAAAGGTTATCGCCGAGATTGAGAGCTTGAAATGGAAGAATCCGAGCCTTTGGAGAATTTATGGACTGGGCTTGCGCTCTATGGTTGAGGGCTTGATATTCAAAAACGTTGTCATTGACGATTATATTCCTGTCGAAGCAAATAGACATCACTATCGGGGAATGGATTTCGGATATAGTTCAGACCCAACAGCTATTGTTGATGTGTATATTTGGGGTAAAAATATCTATGTAGATGAAGTCTGCTATCAAACCCAGATGCTTTCTTCCGACATCATAAAGGTTCTAAAAGAGGATAAAAATAATACTGAAATTATATCCGAGTGTGCCGACCCTCGTTTGATAGATGAAATTTATAACGCAGGAATCGACATCAAGCCTGTGAAGAAGTTTCCTGGTTCTATACAGGCTGGCATAATGAAGATGCTTGAATATACCATACACATAACAAAACGTTCAACGAATATCCGCCGTGAGTTCAATAATTACACATGGCGACAAGATAAAGAAGGAAAATGGCTGAACGAGCCTATTGATATGTATAATCACGGCATAGACTCGATTAGGTATTGCATACTATCAAAGGTGCTCGGCGATTACGGAAGCGGTATGCAAGCAGCCGACATTCTTGGACTTATATAAATTATTCTGATAGCCTATGAAACGAATATACGACAAGCAGCCAAGGGAGCATCGCAAACGCTCTCATTACAACCGCAGAGGCATTGCGAAACAATCCTTTGCAAATGAAGAAGCGGCGAAGAAATACATATCAAGGAAGCGGTTATGTGGTTACTCAGCCTACCTTTGCCCAGAGTGCAACAACTGGCATATAGGAAGAGTGGCGAAATAACCGCTTTTCTTTTGTTTACACGCCGTTTCTAAACTCTTCTTATATAATTTATAATCTTGCTAACTTTGCCCTCATAAATAAACGTTTATCATTATGAGAGCAATTGAAGAAATAGTAGCAATACAAGATGCAAATATGGTGCGCACGCTTCTTGTATCAAGAAAACAAGGCTTCCACACTCCTTTGGAAATCTTGGAGGAGCAGTGGAATCCTTCAAAGCATAAAATCTTTGATGAGGATTTCCGTCCAAAGAAGAGAATCAAAGCACCGACAGGGCAATTCGACCCAATCACTCAGAAGCCAATCTATAAGGATAAGTTGGTTGAGCCAATACGTATTGCTATCCCTATACAGAAGTCAATCGTCAATCTTACGGTCGGTTTCTTGCTTATGAATGCCGTAACGTACAAGGCAACCTCCCACGGCGTTGATATGAAGAGCATGAACGACAAGCAGCAGAAACTTTTCGACACCATCAATCATTGTTACCATGATAACAAGATGAAGTACTTCGACAAGCGACTTGCTCGCAGCCTTTTCAAGGAATGCGAGTGTGCCGAGCTGTGGTACATGCCAACGGATGCCGAGGGAAAGTTGAGGGGCGAGATAAGAGTGCAGTTGCTCGCACCTTCCTTGGGTGATAAGCTCTACCCTCATTTCAACGACTTTCACAGGATGGATGGTTTCGCACGTGAGTACTATGTTTATGACGAATTGGGACAATCGGTATTGCACTTCGATGTATATACCGACACCATGTGCTATCAATACATCAATGACAAGACCACTGGCGGTGGATGGAAGCTTACAGCTGCCCTACCTCACGGCTTCACCAAAGTGCCTGTGGTTTACTACCGAGAAGACCAAGCCGAGTGGGAAGATGTTCAATGGGCTATTGAGAGAGTTGAGACTTGTATCTCCAACTGGGGCGACACGAACGACTATTTCGGCACGCCTAAGTACTTCATCAAAGGTCGATTGGAAGGCTTCGCCGAGAAGGGTGAGCAAGGAGCGGTGTTCCAAGGTGGCGACAACTCGCAGATGAGCGTCCTCTCTTGGGATAAGTCGCCTGAGAGCGTGAAAGGTGAGATTGCTTATTTGTTCAATATCATCTATTCGTTCACCTCGACCGCCGACATCAGCTTTGAGAATATGAAGACCTTGGGCAGCAATACCTCTGGTGCAGCCATCCGTCTTATGTTCACAGCTCCTTACATGAAGGCAGACCTAAAGACTGAAATGTTCGGCGAAATGTTCACTCGCCGCAGCAATATCGTCGCAAACGGAATCTGTCACACAGGTGCTTATGTTAAGGGCATAGATGAATCCGTTGCAAACGACATAGACTTTGAGCCTGTATTCAAGCCTTATCTCCCTAAGAATGACGTGGAGCTGTTGCAACTTATCACAAGCTCTAACAATGGAGCGAAATCAACGTCAAACCGACGTGCAATCGAGCTTAACCCACTCAACGACGACCCTAACAAGGTCGAGGAGGAAATTAAGCAGGAGCAGCAAGAGGCACTTGCACAGCAAGCAGCCCTTTCGGGACTTGGCAGTGCGGCGACAAGTAATCAATCAGTATCAAATGAAGAAGAGGAGGAATAAATCTTATATATAAATGGCAAAGAAACTCACTTCAAAGCAGCAGAAAGAGCAGTTGAATTATCTGTTTTCCGCTTACAACAAGCGACTTGGCAGGTTATACAGCGATTACGTCAAGCAACTCACAATGCTTGGCTATGGGGAAGATGTGTTTGAAAGTGACGCTCTTTTCAACTTCGACAATTTTCCTCAGTTCAAGGAGAGGTTGAATGATATATTCAACGACTACTATCAGAATAGCTTACTATGCTACAAGAGTGGCATCACGGACGGCGTAGCTTTGGCGTACAGCCACGATAATATGATGATAGGTAATTATTCCATCCTATCGGATAAAGCCTTGGATACCGCAAGAAAAGTGGCTGCTACGACATTTATCGCCAATAGGCTAAAGTCAAAGAATGGCTTGAACCTCGCCCAGACTGTTTGGAACTACTGCCAACAGACAAAGGGAGAGTTTGAGATGGCTATGAGCAATGTGATTGCCGACGGACTAGAAAAAGGTACGTCAGCAGAGCAAGTGAGCAGACAGCTTCGCAAGTACCTCAACGACCCAGATATGATGTATCGCCGTTACCACACCATCAAGGTTCTAAAGAACGGAAAGAAGAAAGACGTGGTGACTTGGCGCAGACGCAGGGTCATTGATGGCAAGGTGCGCTTTGTTGAAGAGCCATTGGAGAAGGTGGGCATGGGCGTCTATCGCTCGGCTCGCAAGAATGCTCTCAGAGTAGCCCGAACCGAGATAAATGCTGCATACCACAAGGCGAGAAACGACCGATGGCAAAACGAACCTTTTGTTATCGGTCAGTATATTCACACCTCACCACAACACGCCATTGAAGATATTTGCGACGAGGTGGAAGGTAGATACCCAAAGGATTTTGAGTGGACGAGCTGGCATCCTTCGTGCATGTGTACCTCCGACCCGATAATGATTGAGGGAGAGGAAAAGGAGCAATTCTACAAGCGACTGATGGCTGGCGAGGATATGAGCAACTACGTATCTCCTTACCTCATCACCGATGTGCCCGACAAATACAAGCAGTATATCCGTGATAACTCAGAGGCTATCGTAAGGGCAGGAGAAAGGGGCAAGCTGGCTTGGCACTTGCAAAGCAACACAAAGTATTGGGCAGGACTTTTGAGTGCCGCAGACCTAAAGAAAATGGGCATTTCGACTATTTCTCCAAGGGAGGCTATCATGGAGGCGGCAAAGATACGTCACGCACAGCGAACGCAAGAGCAGATTGACAAGATTCAGAGCCGATGGGATAAGCACCGCAGAGATTACTATAATGGTTTGGTAAGTGATTTACTCGGCGGCAAGCACGTAACTGCCATTAAGAGCAATGACCTCTTTGAACGCTACTACTCTATCCGTTATGCTATCAAGGATAAGAAGAGCAGCAGCGAGATAATGCAGTTCTTTAATCGTTTTAAGCAAGGCTATGAAACAAAACTTGCTTGGACTGACCGCAAGGTGGCGATGAATGTGCTGAAAACCGCTCAGAAATACGGCGAGACGGACGTTTCTAAAGTACAGGCATTATTACAGGCGGCTGACTATGCGAAGGCAAGAGAAGCAGCGAAAACGCTTGCAAAGAGCATCAAGGCAATACAGATTGACGAAGCTTCGCTCTCTAAGCTCATCCCTGATGTGAATATGTGGCACAAACAATTCACCTCGCAGGAGTTGCACGGTGTCTATGATGCCGTTGAGAGCAAGCTCGCTCAATGGGACAGCCTTACCCTTGAAAAGCAAGCAAGCAAGCTAAAGTTCGAGGCTGAGGATTTCTTGGGCGGCAATATGCACGGTGTGCAGCAGAAGTATGCGACTTGGAAAGTATCACAGGCTGCTTATTTTAAGAAGCTAGGAGAGGTCAACGATGCTATTGATTGGATAAACATCAAAAATCTGTATGCTGATGCAAAGAGCTACAAGACACAGAGCAAGATATATCACAAACTTGTCTATGACCTCAATAATGCAATTCTAGCGCAAGATAAAGACCTCGCCGAACAGTTGATAGCTGATACAATGCAAAAGAAGCAGTCGTTGATTGATGCTAAAATAGCACGTTCGTTGAAGACGAGCACAGGTAATTCTGGTTCTCTTTACAAGGGTGGTTCTGCTCCATTTATTGCAAAGGAAACGCAAGAACTCGCAAGGTATGAAAACGAAATATTGAAAGAGGGATTCACGGACGGCAGACCAGATAGGTATGTTCTTGATGATTACAAAAAGTATGTTCTTGGACTTAGTGATAAATATTATAACAAACAGCTATCTGTATTCAGTACGCAAGAAAATGAGTTGCTTAGACAGTCGAAGGAGCATTATTTGCATAGAGTTCCAAAGAATCCAAACTATGTGTGGGGAGCGAAACTTGGTGGCGAATATGATTCCGCATACCACCATAAGTTGATAGACCATGTTGGCGACTACAAAGGACTATCAGCCGAAGACCTCTCAATTGTGCAGCGATTCACAAACGGCTCAACATTCAGTAACTGCTACAATCTTAGAAACGACTCTCAATATTGGAAGAATATGTGGGATTCAAAGATGGGTATGCTCACCTCTGCTGAGAAAAAAGAAATGGAAGAAATTATCAAGGAATGGTCTGATGGCGCAAACTATACACTTCATAAGATGAAGCGATACAATGGTATCACTTTCCGTGGTCTTAATAGCGGCGGCGGTCCTGAGCTTAGAACAACATTTGAGAGGTGTTATAAAGAAGGAAAGCTGTGGGTAAACAACGCATCTTGCTCTACAAGTACAGAATTTTCTGTTGCCAATGGAACATTTGACGGAGATTGTATAATGATTATTCACAACAAAACAGGCGCATATATACACCCTGTTTCTGAATATAGCTCGGAGTATGAAGTAATGACGTTGAAAGGCGCAAAATACAAGGTAATAAAGCCTCCAACGCTAATTCACAACAAATACTTTGTTGAACTTGAAGAAGTACTATAGCAGATTAATTTTCTGCTATAGCTTCTTTGTATGTATATTTCTTTAAGCAAAGATAGTTGCGAGACCAGATGCCATCATTATACATCTGCTGGGCACGTTTATACATTTCTTCCAAGGTTGTATCTGGTTGCCCATCTCCAAGCCAAAGTTTTTCTTTGATATAAAGAGCCATTGACATAGAAAGTTCACCTTCTTTCTTTTCGTCGCCTCTGTCGTAAGCCTCTTTCTCAACGTTCCACCAAAAGAACTTTCCTTTATCATTGTAAGGATTCTTTTGCTGTCCTTTGTAGTATGAATAATTACTTGTTGCCATATTATGCTATTATTTAGTTAATAATTTGCAAAATTAACCAAATATTTTTGGTAAGCCAAATATTTTTGATTACTTTTGCATTATTGTTGTATTTGATGTGTATCTCCTACACATTATTTACGTTAAACAAAAATTAATTATTACACCGAGCACTGCCCTCACTGCGTATCTCCGAGGGTGGTGCTTTTTCGTTTACAGAAACTCTTTTAAGGCAAGGTGATATACGTCATACCTAAGATAAGTAACATACACCTCGGCAAGTTCATCGACCTTGAATGTAGGATAAGGTTGCCCATCGCTGATTATCTCATTGATAGTCCATCTTGGGTATTTCTTTTCATACCCTTTCAATGCTTTCAACAATTCTTTCAGCTTCTCTTCGCCGAAAGCCTTCTTTATCTTCTCTTGGTTTCTTAGTGCAAATCGTGCCATATTCAGCTTTATGATTTTGTCGTAAATGAAAAAGTAAAGGGGCTGACCTAACGACTTCAAACAATAAATACTAACCATTTAAAGGACGTTCCTTTACGTCCGAATAAATTAAACTTTAATAAAAAAACAGTCAGCCCCTTATATCTTAGTTATTTCTCAACCTCAAACAAATACTGGGTATCACCACCGCCGAGTTTAAGGATAACATCTGGATAGCCTCGCATATCGCTCTTGTGAAATGTGCAAAAGTACCAATGGCGGCGTTTTAGCTTTCCTTCCATTACTTCAAGCGATAGGTTCTCTTTCTGTGGAGCATCAAGGTAATCCTTGCCTTGTCGCATATCCAAGCGATGCAACTCCATCAAAACATCAAACGCTCTCATACTTAACCCTCCCTTCGAATGTCCGTCAACTCTTGCAAGCGAGTGATGAAAGTCTCGTAATCATCATCACAATAAAGTGTCTGCCCACCCTTTGGGTCGGTTGCGCAAGACAACTTGATAATCGTATTCAAAGACGAGCCTTCCGCAGGCTTCACGTATGCGATAGCATCAATATTCACCAAACGAATTGATTCTCTGTATTTTACCTCAATAAACTTTGCCATAACTCAAATATATTTTAATTATTATTATCCAAAAACTTGCTCCAAGTCTCATTAAAGAGGCGAGCAATTCTTTTCATCCTTCCAAGATAGCCCCAAAGCTGGTAGCGCATCAGCAGGAGCAAAAGTATATCCGCATTCGTGATTACCGAACTCGTAATAGAGGGCATCTTTGAGATTATCATCGTCCTTATAAAACTCCTCATCCTCTTTCAAGTGCTTTTCCAAAAGTTCATCGAACAGATGTTTGTCTGTTTTGAGGCAGTAAGCACCATACCCAAGGGAAACAACCTTGCTTAAATCCTCCTTACTTCTTGCATCAAGATGCCATTCTTCCATCATTTCCCTAAACTGCTTATCGCCGAAAGCTGCCTTCATTGGCAACTTATTAAACTCGACTTGCTGTCTATTCTTATATACAACGTATTTATTCATCTTGCGTATCTCCTAAAAATTATCTGTCAGATATTTATTATAAACCTTACAGCTTATACAAAAGAATAATGAGCTTTTGCAAGTGCTATACTCATTACAAGCATAGCACTTATTTTCAAACTCTTTCTTGCTCATAAATCGCCCTCCTTAGATTTCAACTACCTCAATACCCTTCTTTGGGTTCTTTGTCGCTCTATCCAAGCAAACCTTGCCATTGAACAATCCTTTGACGATAGCATAGAATACAGTGCGCTTTACTCCTCCTTCTTCTTGCGTAACTGGTATCTTGCCAATGCGCTCACAAGTAACGCCCTTATCCGTAAGAATTGAGTTGATTTCCATGATACCGAAATAAGACTCTTCTTTTCGTTGCTGAACAACCTTGCCAACGACCTTCACTTGCATACCTTTCTCGATATTCAGCGATGGCTTCAAGCTATCCTCATAAGCCTTAACAAGGAAGAAAGCATATACGGACTGAGCACGGAAGCAATAGAAGTTCTTTGCCATTGCAAGCAAACCTTCCTCGAACTCGGTCTTTGGGTCAATTTTTGCACCGAACTCGCATACAGCCTTCACGTAGGCTTCATCTTTCTTAAAGCCCTTCTTTGCAAGGATGCCGTCGATAGAATCAAGTGTATCTGAGCGATAGGAAACATTGCCAATGCGAACACCTTTCTTATACACTGGGCATACATCGTACTGTGCCTTTGCCGCCATTATCATATCCTTTGAAAGGATGGCATCTTTCCAAGAGGACTTATCATCGCTACCTTTCCATATAGGCAACAAATCACCAAACTCATCATCGGTAGCGTAGCTTATCATACCGCCGTACACCTCGTGCAACTTGCGAGTGAACTCACTTAAGAAGCTCATACCCTTCAGTCCGAACTTCTTTATGCACTCGCAGCCAACTTGCAATTCCTCGCCTGTCTTTACGTTCTCGATTACAAAAGAGTTCTTGCACCAATGACCGCAGTAGTCGCACTTTTCATATTCAGCTCCGTGCTTCGGATTCTTAAAGTGGAGCTCCTTTGTCGGGTCAGCAGGAGTAAAAGCTTCGTCCTTGAACGTGGCAACCAATCGCCAATCCTTTTCCTCTGGCATTGTGATTGAGAGGTCGCACACCTCGTGGAACTTCTTCACGTCAGCACCACGCATTCCATCCTCATTCATTGTGCGATGAATAAAGACTTTCTCGTAGGGCTTGCCTACTGAGTAAGCGAAGCCCTCTACATTCTTGGCGGTCTTATCGGCGAACTTCTTAAATGAAGTAACCTCGTCTGATGGTAAAAAAATATTGATTGTAGCCATTGTCGTATCTCCTATAATTAACCAAGTTTAGAAACTAAGTAATCTATCTCATCCTCACTGAGCGCAATCTTATTCTTGCGCTTAATTTTAATGGTATTATCCATTCCGATTTTGCGAGTGGCGATATTGATTGCTACTCCACCAGCGGCTTCCTCTGTGAGCATATCCTCAACGAGGTCAAGAATCTCTTGGTCAGCAGCCTTGCGCTCCTCGATGAGCTTCTTCTCAAAGGCTTCTGCCTTCTTAGCGAAGGAGCAATCGTTCTCGATAGCGAAATCATCGTGTATATTCTGAATCATCTGTTCGATGTCCTCTGTACTAAAATACTGGTTGAAGTAAGTATCACCTTTCTTCTCACCCATTAAAGCTATAAGATGCTTGATTTCTTCTTCCTTTGTCATCATTGTCGTATCTCCTATTTATTTAACGTTTAAAAACCTAGAAACTTTGCTTACTAACCCTCTTACTGATGAGCAGAAAGAAAAACGTTCTATGGCTGTGCTTTTGTTATCTTCCCAATAGCTAACCATTATAGAAATTCTGTTGCCTGAAAATGAGTAGGTAACTCTTGCATAACGATTATTATTTCTAATATCGCCCTCGAAGTAATTATAACCTCCGTAATCTGATGTTACGGCTGCTTTAACTTCTGCTTTTGTTGAAATATTCTTTGTTCTCATTGTCGTATCTCCTATTTTTAATTGTTAAACAACTCATTTATTAATTATTACACCGCAAAATTAATAATATTCTCTTAAACAGCCAAATTTTCTCGGATGTTTTATTAATATTTTAATGGCTTTTAATACTTTTCTTGTGAATTAAAGTTATTTTTAGATAAAAATTGCAATATAAATTTATGGTAACCGATTTTTCACTACCTTTGCATCATTAACCAAATCGTTGAGATATGAAACAGATATACGATAGCTCGCCGTCCGAGATAAGACAGCTTGCAAAAGCATACACCAAGGATGGTGTACTAAGCAGGGTCGCACAGTGCTATGAGCGACTGCTTTACCTTGGGAATTTGCGTAAGACGGAGTATCTTCGCCTTGCCTTGGTATATGCTCATCAAGGGAAAGAAAACGCCGCACAGCGCATTATTGAGCGATATAAGGCAATATATAAATTAATATAGGAGATACGGATATGAAGAAAGGGTGTTTATGTATAGTAGGAATACTATTCGGGTTATTTTTTGTAATGATGATGATTGGTGGTATAAACAGTGACCCACAGCATCAACTACAACAGTATGAGCGTGAACAAAAAGAGAAAGTTCAACTTGACAAGGAAAGAAAAGAAAATACTTTCTTGCAATCTGGGTTAAATCAGTTTCGCTTCGCACAAGTCGGCAAATGGGACTTGGCTATCCCTAAAGACCCAGACATGGTTGACGATAAAGACCGCATAGTAAATATCACTCTCTATAAAGACACTATCAGCAATGTGTTCTATATATACGAGTATGACCCAATATCTGAAAGTAAGAGCGGTTCTATACAAAAAGTAAAGGTGAAGAAGTTGCAAGACAGATTGATTGCTACCCCTACTGAAACGCCGAATACAGAGTATCAGATTACATACGATGGTGTATTATTCGATATTGAAGATGGTTACGAGCCATTGAAAGCAATGGGGTCGTTTAGTAAGAAATTTGTAGATTAGAAATAGAAAGGCAGTGCGTATCTCCATGCACTGCCTTTTATGTTTGTATCTCCATAAATATTGTATTGTTGCTTAAATGCGTATCTCCTACTTACACATCACGTTAAACCAATTCTGACATCACCTTGTCGTAAACACCTTGTGGCAGGATGCCGTCGAAGGCTCTGATTGCCTCGCCCAAGCACTCGGCGATAGTCTCTCCTTCCTTGCTATCATCCAAGCCCTGCGAAGCCAAGAAGCCCATTATCTTGCCCTGCCCCTTTACAATCTCTCTGAGTAACTCAACATTCCGTCGGGTCAAATCCATATCCTCAACTGCCTCTACATTCACTAAAATATTCTGATTATTCATTGCTTTGCTCTCCTTTAGATTAAAATAAAGTTGGTTGGTTATTGTTTGCTCTCGCTGCGAGGGCGGCTTGCTTCTTTCCGTTGATTTCGGCTATCGCCGCCTTGACATCGAAGTCGTTGTTGAAAAGGGCGAGTATGAAGCGTTTGCCTCGCTGATTCCAGACAAGGTTGACGTTCGCAACGGTATTGCCATCGGGCAAGATGCGGTTAAACGTGCGAGTGGAAGCCAAGTTCCATCGCTTATACTCGGAATACAAGTTCCACATTCCCGACTGGAAGTAGATAATGCCAGCTTCCTTCAACTTCTTGTTGAGTTCTCTTGCACTGATACCCAAGTCCGCTCCTATCTGGGTAGGGGTGAGGTAGTTGATTGCGCCCAACGTCTGGTCGTAGTAATCAACCTTTGGTGCAGATTTCTGAATCTGCTCTTCCTGCTCCTTGGTCATTGCCTCCAACATCTTCACTTGCTGCTGCTCCTCAATCCATCGCTTTGCACGCTCGATTGGGTCTTCTATCTCATAAGAGGCAATCTGCTTGGGCTGAACGATTGAATAAGTGCCTTCCTTGCGAAGGGTTGGCAACACATCGTCAAACACCCAGTCTTGGAACTTGCGAGCCGTCGGCTTGCGTGACTGGAAGATAACTCGATAGAGGTCTGGCTCGGTGATGAAGTAAGCATTCTGATTTCTGCCCATTGAATCTATGACCCCGATAGTATCGGGGTCACACCCAATACGCTTAACAACATCGGTTGTTTTTAGTGCAAGCGATTTGCAAACATCAGCTAAACAGAATAAATGTTCGCCTTTCTCGTTCCGAGATACTCGGAGTTCTCCAAACATTGGAGAATTAAAAATTTCTACGTCTTTCATTTTGCTTTGATTTTTAGACGTTAAACATTGTCGGGTTGATACAATAAAGAAAGTGTACCGCTACCCTTTGTCTAATGCCTCAAAGCGAGTGGCACGCCTACACCATTACGATGCAAGCAAGGGGCGATACACAATATATCGTTTTCCGAAAAGAAGCGAGCATAAAAAATGCCCTACCTTATTTATATACGGCAGAGCTTCTAACCTCACCGCTTTGATTTATTAGACACCGCAAAATTAAAAAGAAATCTGCGAACTGCCAAATTTTTCTCCAATTATTTTTGTTTTTAATAGAAATAGATTGATATTAATAGAGATTAATAGCTTTTTGTCAAGAATTAAGCGATTTATCACAATCTAAAGGAGCAGCAGCCGAAGCCGCCACTCCCAAGAGATACAATTATTTCTTACGCTCCTTTCTTCCATTTTCCTACACCTTCTTTCAGTTCACAGAAGCCATCCTCTTCTCTGAGATTGTAGAGTGCTTGCTGTTCCTCTGGCATATTGTAGAACGCCGCCACACGAGCCTTTCTTGTATTGTGAGGGTCATAGAGTATCTTGGTTATATCACTCCATATTTCAATGATTTTCTTATTCTTTACAATATTGTCCGTGAACTTCTCGCTTTCTCCGTGCATCACGTCATATAGCAAGTTGTCCGCTTGCGTATAAGCCATCTTTGCGTTATGCTTGCTGAAAGCAACAGTGAGGTCTATGCCATCATAATCTCGCTTTACAATATCCATCACGTGCTTTAAAGTATCACTGACTTGTTGGGTGAGATTCTGAATCATTATCGCATAGGAGCAAAGATAAGGGCTATACTTGCATCTAAGGTTTCGTAGCTTATCCTCAATCAGTTTCCTGAGCTGCTCAACCTTACCCTCAACAAACTCCCACATGGTTGTAGAATACTCATTGTAATAGTCCTCATCCATGTGTCGCTCATACACTTTCATCGTGTCACGGATATTAGTCTGACAATCCAAGAAGTGTTTTTTGAGATTGAACTTAAAAACTTTCTTCTTTTTGAACACCTCCTGCGAGAGAATAAGGAAGTTATCCGCCAAGATAAGCTCCATATAGCAGCTTTGGCACAGCGTTGAATAAGCGTAATCCAGTGCCTTCTGTATCTGCTCGTCGGAAACTTTGCGAGAGACTTCAATAACTGCCTTGTAACCGCTTATATCAACCTCAACCCATCGGTTGCCCACCATCGGACAATCAACCGCCTTAATGCCTTTATTCAGCGTAATATTCACCATATCTATTCCTCCTTATCATTATTACCTTGAATGGCGCAACCGAAAGCTACGACGGCGCACATAACGAATATCAATACTACTATCATATCTTATTTCTCTTTTAAGAACCGCACCAGACAATCGTAATATTGTCTAAGGCAGTTGATAACTTTAATTTTTGTTCTATAACTTAAATCCTTGAACTCAATGGTTTTATCTTCCTTATCCTTTACAGTTAAGCCGCAGACGCAACCTTTGAGGTCTAGTATAATTTTTAAATCCACATTCTCTTTCATCTTATATATCATTAAATGATTGTAACCAAGATAAATGGGAACTCACGGCGATTAAGCGGCTCTTTATCCAAGCGAACCATCACAAGGTCTTTATCGAACCTAACGCCGATAATATCTGCCTCGCCTTCAATAAAGACCTTGCATCGCATCCCCTTGCCCCATCGAGTATTATCGAACTCTTCTTTTGTCATGGAATATCTTTTTATTTATTGAAAGCAGCCTCGTAGGAAGCTACCTTCTCTGATAGTTGAACATTCTTTTTATTGTAGCTATCTCGCTCGGCTCTCGCCTTGCTTATCTCAACAAAGCAGACAAGGAAGGAGAAAACTATTATCGCCAGCATACACCACCAAGGGAAACGATGAACCATCTTATCAATCCCTCGCCAAGCGTTTCTGAGGATGATGATGTTGAACTTCAAGATATACTTGAAAGCATCAAATGTTGTGATGTGCCCACGGATTGTTATCTCACACATTCTTTGCCTCCTTTCTGTTCTTTCTTTGCTTGCTCGTACCCTTTCTTGTAGCCCTTTACAAAGGCATCACGGCAGACGTAAGCCATCGCCTGAGGGCAAGGAGCGTGATTGCAATACTTGCAGCTTCTATCAAGTCCGTTCGCCTTGCGTGCCTTCTCGTTAAGGCTCAATTTTTTCTTAATCATTTCCTTAACCTTTTGTAATTTCATACCCACGATTAACTAACTCTTGAATGAGAACATCATCGGTAACACAGCCGATATTCTCACGTATAAATTCATTCTGTCTAAAAGGATATAACAAATCGAAAGCCTCTTCTAAATCAAATTTGACTTCCTTCGAAATAATAAAACTCATAGACATTATCTTATATTATTCGTCTCCCACTCTTCCGTTATCTCCATCTGCTGACGATATTCACGTATCGCTTTTGTAAAGTAAGGAGAAGCGTTCAATTCTTTTGCAAACTCGGTGATGGTGTCTGTCTGATGATAGTTATCGCCTTTCACCCAACCTTCTCTTTCCTTGACGAAACAAAAGGCTGCGAAGAAGGTACGATGAACCTCTCTATCCGTATCGTTCACCTGCTGTTTGCTAACAATAAATTTCATGGTTCTATCATTATTATAGAACTCATACCCATCGTTTGTCTTTTGAGCAAAGGGTATTTCACCCTTTGCCTCGATAACGTATTTGCTATCTTTATATTCTTTTTCCATAACTGAATAAATTGTGTCTTATCAACTTCCGTAACCTGTAAATTTTCCAACAGCAGAGCTAACGCTCTCGTTACTGACAGACCCAGGCTTCAGAAACCATTTGTAATGTGAGCTTCTTTCAAGGTTCTCATGCCAACCGAAACCGTAGGCGTCGAACTCCTTGCCGCACCATTCGTGGGCATAGTAATATTCGTTGGCGTGAACCTTACCTTCTTCGTGTAAGATGAAGTTGTGGAAGCACCATTCAGCCGATATGTCAGTTTTGTTGGCTTCATATCGCTTAACTACATCTTCTCTCTTTTTCTTATACTCAGCTAACTTCTGTTGATATTCCTCTTCGCTATCGCAGAGATAATAATCCGTGTCAGTCCAATGATTATTCCAATACGAATTGGAAGACTGATGTATGTGATATATATTTTTCATTGTTTCCCTTTTTTAATCTATGAAGTCGTTAAAAGATTGTACTTCTTCACCACCTCTAACGAATGGCTTCTTTGAACAGATATATCCCATCCAACTGCGATACTCATACGCTCTAAACATATGATATCCAGCTTTGATAAGAGCTTTAAAGGCTGCTTTCATTTCACAGCCATAAAAAACAACATATTCCGTAGCCTTCTTATTTTCATACTCTCTCCAATTCAGAAAACAAAAGCCCTTTCCTTGTGAATCTATTGCAACGGCGGTACTTGCCTGACGATAGCATCCGTCATTATAAGGATGATAAAAGAACCCTAATCTATTGAGGAACGCATCACAGATAGCTTGCACAACCTCTGTTCTTGGCTCGGAAAGTTGTTTGTAATCGTTCTGAGGAATATTTACCTTAATCTCCATTGTTGTATCTCCTTAAATTTGTGGGCGGCAAAGCACCGCCCGATATTAAACTAAAGATTGTCTTTCGCTGCTTGTATTCCTTTATATACTCCTTCAAGGAAATATACAAGTCCTGCGGTTGATGAAAACTTCTTGGGCGTTGACTCTCCTACGACAGCTACCCAAGGCTCCCAGCTTTTATGCTGTCTTTGAACCGTTACGATGTGCTTGCCATAAAGCTCATCAATCTTCTTTGTAAGCATTTCTATGCCATGATTTGAAACTGCTGTTGCCATAATTGTATCTCCTATATTTAAAAATTAATTACATACATTCTTTAACGGCGAATTGGTCTTTGAGGAGGCATTGCACTGCTCCGTTGAGCGGAATGAAATAATCAACTACCGCATTCCAACGAGCTCTGAAAGTACCCGAGCCTTTCACGTTCGCTATGAAGCTATCCTTATCGGATTCGCTAACCAAAGCCCCTGAGTACTTAGTGATAACCTCGCCTGTGTACTTATTGATGATTGTAATCATCATTAAGCCTCCTTTACGATATTCTTTTCTTCAATCATCTTCTTTGCAATCTCACAGACTTCATCGTACATCTCATCACCAGCTATCATTGCAATCATATTCGCAACTGCCTTGTGCTCAACTGCTGTGTTGTACTTGTAGCTAACGACGAGCTTCTTTGCTAAATCCTCAGATGTAATGTTCTTTGTCATCATTGTTGTATCTCCTATTTTAAATTGTTAAACAACTCGTTTATTAATTATTACACCGCAAAATTAATAATTTCTTTTCAAACTGCCAAATTTTCTTGGATATTTTATTATTATTTTAATAGAAATTAATATAAAACCAAGATTTTTAGGTGATTTTATACAGAAAACTTATCTTTTACCCATTTCTCTACGGTGAACATAAAATCTTCTAGCGAGCGGCAAACCGAGTACTGAAAGCCAAGCCTCTCCACATCGGATTGAAACTGCTTTTGCAGGTCCGACTGATACCCATCCTTGGTCTTTACCTCAACGAACAACACGTTGTTATTAGCTATAACAATAAGGTCTGAGAAGCCAGCAAGCACTCCCTCGCCTTTCATTATCTTCGCCTCCAGTGCATTTCGCTGCCCACCGTTAGGTATGGCAGCGATAATATACTTCGGATATTGCAAGCGAAACCAACGCACCATTGATTGTTGTATCTGGGATTCCAAGTGGCGAGGTTTCGACCTCGGCTTGCGTTTGCTCTCCATCTTCTTAAACTCATCGTATTTCATACGTTCTGCCCCCTATCTTTTAGTATCTTAGAATATGCCTCAATCATATACTCATACCATCTTTTCTTTGATAGGTAATCTGTACAATTAATCTTTCGCTTGCACAGGTCGGCATCATTCTGAGCATTCAGATACTTGAAGAGGAAGAACTGAGAGCTGATGCGATATGTTGTCTTGTCATTATCACATTCCTCAAAGAGCTTTGACAAGTCATCGTTCCTCTTTATAAGTTCAGCGTTGTGTTGAGCCAACTTGTCACAGATGCGACCTTGTGCCCAATACATAAGCCAAAGGAAGCAAAACGGCATCAGTACCAAGCACTCATCCCATTTGCCCTTAATACCTGCAACCAAGCAGCAACCCAAACACCAAGCGAAGGCAAACAGCCCCGACCATTTTAAAAACCATTTCTTTAACTTTGTTTTCATATTATTTATTCTTACGTTTAAAATACTCACCATAAGCCTCTATAAGGTCATTCTCCGTTATACCTCTTGTAAGGCAATCCTTTGCGAAATCAAAGCGGATATTATCAAGCCTTTGCACCTTATTGTACCGCTCGGAATACTTTTGTATTAAGTCAGCTACAACCTCATAAGCATTGATTTGGGAAGCTTTCAGCATATCAATGCTCACAAAGGTCTTGCAAATATTGATGCCTCGCTTGCGGTCTATCCTTTGCAAAAACAGCCCCATAGAAGTAGCTACGACTTTGCTTTGCTCATCTTTATAGATAAGAACAGTATATGCGACCTCTCGCTCTATATGAGCAAGCACACGATTGATTGGCATACCATCCACGCCAAGAGCACGCTCGGCATATCTGCGAAGGAAATGCGGTGTATAACTGAACTGCTCCATGTTATTCTCCTCGTCGGTAAGCACGCCGACACAGACGTAATCGTTGGTTTCTTTGCAATAGATGAACGTATCAAAGTAGTAGTTTCTGATATTGCACCTATTGACGAAAACACAAATCTTGTATTCTGCCTGCTCCTTTGTTTTGAAATCGTAGCATTGTGTGGTGTATTCCTTCATACCTTTTCGAAGCTCACGCAGCAGCTTTTTTGCTTTCTCGGAAGCGAACTTTTCAAGCATCGGTCTATCCTTTTTGAATATCTCAAAAAGCTCCCTTCCTGTCATAGAACCTGTAATCATATCAAATATGTTTTTTAGCTTTCTCGTAAAGACTAAGAAGGTACTCATCCGTAAAATCCTTCTCTTCATGCAACCCATATCTAAAGAACTGCTCCTTTGAGAGGGAACTAACACCATATTCCCTTCCGATGGTTGCGATACCTCGAAGAGAGCCAGTTTTCTTATAGTTCTCTATCACCTCACGGACGTAACTTATAAACTTCTTCTCTTGTGTGCTTACCTCGGAAGAAGTATTATACTCCAAAGCTCCCCAATTTTCTTTAGATATGATAGCTTTATTACCGATACCAGACTCAGAACAGAAATCCTCAATCTTGTTGTATGCTCCACAGATAGCACCTCTGACAGAATCCAAGATATTCTTTGTTACTTGTAACTCTCTTCTTAGCTGAGAGATTTTGTTTGCTTGGTTAGTAACCTTCTCTCCACGCTGTGCATATTGTGTTTTCAATATCTTGTATTGATGCCTCCACCCACCATTATCCGTTTCTTTATCTTTAAAGTGTTCGAGCATATTCTTATAAAGAGAATCTTTCTGTTCTATCTGCTTTTTTAAATCAGCATTCTCTTTTTTGAGTGCATCGCACTCAGATTGCTTCCTATCGTAATTTTGCAATACTATTTGAAGTTGCTGCTCCTTT